ACATGGATAAACAATTCGAAACGTTGGTAAGCCAAGCTGTTGAATCTATATTGGTGGCGCATCGCGTAACCAGTCCTTTGTTATTTGGTATTCGTGACGGTGGTGGATTGGGTAGCAATACCGATGAAATGAAAACTGCTATGCATATTTTCATGAAGCAAGTTATCGAACCATTCCAACGCATGATTACCACAAGCGTTGAATATTTGTTGAATAGTGAAGGTATTACAAGCGATGTTTCGATAGTTCAAAATGATTTATTCATTGATGCTGCACCAACAACAGACGCAACTTCATCGACTCCTACCGATGTAGCAAGTCAAGCGTTAAATGGTGCGCAAATTTCATCGTTATTAGAAATCATTACTCAAACTACTGCGAATGTTTTAACGCCTACGAGTGCGAAAGCAATAACAAAAGCGGCATTTCCTACGATGACTGATGCGCAGATAAACACGATTTTTGATAATCTTTCCAATGTAGTTTTAGATCCCACGCAAATAGCTCAAAAAAAAAAAGTTGAGTGCGAACACCAAAGCGTTTCTAAAACAGATGAGATTGAACTCGATTCAATAGCGGATGCATTAATTGAACTTGGTGAAGAACCAAACGAAGATTGGATTTTGTTAGATAGTTACGAGGTCGATTATGAAAATGACGACATTGAAAACGAAGCGTTAGCGCATATCTTCGATGGTATCGAAATTCAACAAGCGGTAAGTACGGGAACTGCAAAACCAAATGCAAAGAGTGACCAAGATAAAGTCATTAATGGCAAGACATATTACACACGTTACCGTTATAGTGGTCGTGTAACATCGTCAACACGTCCATTCTGCTCTAAAATGTTATCCGCTGATAAGCTATATAGGAAAGAAGATATATTAGCAATGAATAACAAAGCAGTTAATCCAGGATGGGGACCAAACGGGGCGAATACTTATAGCTGTTGGTTGTATAAAGGTGGTGGTAACTGCCATCACATTTGGCAAAAGGAATTATACATTAGCGCGAAGGGTTTTGGATTGGATTTAAACAACCCAAATGCAAAAAAAAGATCGTGGAGCATGGCAGAAAAAGCAGGTTATAAAATCCGAAATAATTATTTAGTTGAGCAACGTCCTATCGATATGCCCTACAACGGATTTTTACCCGATAACCCACGTTTTGGAATCAAATAAATACGAATAAAAATGGCAATACAACCCGAAATATTATTAATTACAGAGGATTATTTAAAGAAATACACAGCAATTACAGACGCTGTTGATCCAAACATTATTAGACCTGCAATTTATTTGGCGCAAGACAAACAAATAACCAATTATTTAGGTACTGATTTAATGAATAAAATCAAAGCCGATGTTAGCGCAGGTACAATTAGTGGCGATTACGAAACATTGCTCAATGATTATATATTAAAATCGTTATTATGGTGGACAATGGTTGAACTTTATCCATCATTGTTATACAAACATGACAACGGTAATTTGGTGAGCCGACAAAGTGAAGATACAACACCCGTAACCAAAGGCGAAATGGAATCACTCAAAGAAGCTGCACGTGATAACGCTCGTTATTATACGAATCGCCTGGTTCAATATTTGTGTTATAACAGCACGTTATTTCCTGAGTACACTTCGAACTCAAATAATGACATTTCACCTGACCGCAACCCATACGGTAAAAGTAGTTTTTTAATCAGCGATTCATATAAATATAATAGAGTTAAATGGACACTAAAAGACTTCCTTCCACCATCGTATTAAAACGTAAAAAAGAGTACGAAAAATTATTAAAGCAATATCTGAAAAAACAATACGAAATTAAAAAATGAAATGGTCATTGTTTTTAAAAGGTAAGTTTTGGTTGTTAGGCATCATTACTATTTTTCTACCCATAAAAGAACTAATGATTACCATTGGTTTTTTGGTTGGTGCTGATATGGTAGTCGGCATTTGGAAAGCGTTAAAAATAGGGCAGCGCATTCGCTCGCGTAGAATGTCGGACAGCGTGACGAAAATGATGTTATATCAACTCGCAATCGTAAGCGGTTTTTTAATTGAAACCTACATCATCGAACAATTAATACCCATCACTAAATTAATCGCAACCGTTATAGCTATAATCGAATTTAAATCGATTGTTGAATCGATTGAAGCGGTAACTGGTAAAGATTTATGGGGTAAAATTAAGACGTTAATAGGACGCAAAAGCGAAGATTTATCCAATGCTATGAACGATGAGCCAACTAAGTAAATACACCACCTTACAAGAGGTCACAAAAAGCAATCAGGCAACTGCGTTGCGCATTGCTAATTTGCCAAATGCTGAACAAATTAATAATTTGAAGTTGGTTTGTACGGAAGTATTCGACAAAGTGCGCGAACACTTCGGTAAACCCATTGGAATAAGTAGCGGATTTCGTAGCGTTGAATTAAACAACCGTATTGGCGGTGCGAAGAAGTCACAACACATGGAGGGGAAAGCGTTAGATATCGATGGAGATATTTTAGGCGGTGTAATGAACAAAGAGATTTTTGAATACATAAAAAATAATTGTATATTTGACCAACTCATTTGGGAATTTGGTACATCAAACAATCCCGACTGGGTGCATGTTAGTTACAATAAAGAAGGAAATAGAAAGCAAATACTACGCGCTGTAAAAAGTGGCGGCAAAACTATTTACCAACCTTATTGATTTATGCCAAGAGCAATCGGAGAAAAAAGTAAATTAGCGCGAGAAGTTCGAAATCGTTTTCCAGATGCGCCAACGTTGACACTCGCAAAAAAATTAGCTAAAGAACATTTTGAAACTTTTATGAGTGTCGAGGATGCGCGTGATACATTACGCAGAATTGAAGGAAAAAAAGGTAAAGGTCGTACAAATTTATTAAAAGATAAATCATTGTATCGCACAGAGGAACGCCCACGCAATCCATTCAATTTACCGAAGTCATATTCCAAAGGTCGTAAACATTTTGAAGTTAAAGGAAATAAAATATTAGTATTGTGCGATGTTCATATCCCGTACCACGATATTAGCGCGTTAAGCGTAGCCATTCAAATGGGTATTGATGAAAACGTTGATACTATCATTTTAAATGGCGATGCACTTGACTGCCATATGATTTCTGATTTTGTTAAAGATCCAAAGAAGCGAAAATTCAAAGATGAATTATACGCGATGCGTGAGTTTCTTTGTGAGTTACGCGCCAATTTCCCCAATGCTGAAATCATTTATAAGGAAGGCAACCATGAAGAAAGATACTGGCGTTATATGCGAGTTAAAGCACCAGAACTATTCGACATTGACGCATTCGATTTTCCAACATTAACCCATTGCGATAAATACGATATCAAATGGTTGGATGGCAAAAGTAAATTAAATGTAGGTGGGTTGTCTATATTTCACGGTCACGAATTCGGTAAGCAGTTTTTACCAAGTGTCAACGTAGCGCGTGGATTATTTTTAAAGACTAAAGCCAATGCCATGTGTGGACATCACCACCAAACAGCAGAACACACGGAGCGCGATGTTAATGGCAAAATAATAACGTGTTGGGGTGTGGGTTGTTTATCTGAATTAAGTCCTGACTATAATCCGTACTCTAAATACAATCACGGATTCGCAATTATTACGAAAGGAGTGAATAGAAATTTCAGCGTTAAAAATTATCGGATTCATGAAGGTTCAATATATTAATTTAATAGCTTTTTGCGTTGGTCTAATCGCTGCGTTTTTGATTGGTAGGCATTCTATTAAATGCAATCGGTTACAAAATGTAACCACATCAGATACGGTTGTTATATGGAAAGCGCAAATAGACACCATACACAAGGAACGCATTAAACTAAAAACGATTTATGAAAAGCAAGTTGATACTATTTACCTTTATGATTCTATTGCCATTGATAGCGCATACACAAAAGCAATTCAAAAGCTCATACAAATGGAAGGAGCTGGATTCTTTAAGTGAAGAAAGACGGTTGGTATTGTTGGCAATAAACAAAATGTATTATCTAAATTCTGATAATCAAAAGTTATGTCGAGAAAATCAGGCGTTAACTAAGATAAATGAGCGCAATGTGTTATATATCGAACAAATTGAGCGCGAATTGACCGATATAAGACAAGTTAATGAACGAAATATTCAATCAAAAAAAAAGTGGCGTAAAGCCACTCTTTATTCATTGTCAATTAACGCTGTTTTTTTAGCTTCATTATACGTTTTAAGTAGATAGCAAAATCGAGAGCTTCTTCATAAGCATGATGTAACCATTCTTGCTCACTTAAATTAGCTTTATCAACCGTTACTCCGTATTTCACACGCCCCATTTTCTCGCGTGAGATTAGATCAGCGATTACTTCTTTATATGTATCGCTCTGGCAGTTGTCGAAATCGTGTGTTATATTCATTTTATCTCAATTTTAGGTTGTGTTTCTTTTTGTTTTCTTATGTATTCGGTTAGTTCGGGCAGCATCCAATAACCATATGTTGACATTTCATAAGTAAAATCGTCTATCTGTTCGGTAATGTTTGGAAGTATTGCGCCATCTGTATTCCATAACGCGGTTATTGTCTTGCCGTGTTCGCGTTGAATGCTATCGTTAAGGCGTTTTAATAACATCTTTGTTTGGTGGTTATAGAACCATTTGATTGGTTCGCATTCATCCCCTGCGTAAATGGATGCTTGTAACCACATTAACAGATTCAACACCTTGACTTTTTCAAGTTCTTCTTTTGTTATTTGAGTTTCCTGTTTTTTGTCGCTCATGTTTTTCGTTTTTTGATTATCAAAAGAGTTGTGTATAATAGATGCACCCAACAGCACATACACTCAATTTGTCAAGTAGGTGCTTATCTGTATCTTGTTGATTTTCATTTTCTTGTTTCATATTCATGTCTTGTTTTTTAGTTAATAAACTGGACAAAATGTGAGTTAACATGATTTAAGCATCTCGTCAATAGCAACTGTTGATTCCTTTAGTAACTCTATTGCTTTTTCAATTCCAATTATTTCAGATACTTTGGCTACAAATAATTGCTTTATTAGTTTTTGTCTGTCCATATTTTCATTTTTTTGATATTCAAAAGAGTTTGTGTATAATAGTTGCGTCTATTCTGATGTTATACGCAATACCAATTATTGACACTAAATTGAGTTTGCTGCCATTTGTTTGTTATGAAAACAATAGCCGAACAGATTCGCACATCTGTTTAAGTTCAGTTAAGCTATCAAGGTGCACCTTGCTGAACATTCTATTTAGGGCTACTGTTTTTCATTTAGTCATAATTCCTCATTAATTTCTTTTGCGATTAGTTGAAGTGCGTAACGCGCACCAGCGATGAACGAAAAATAAGAAGTGCTATCCATTTGTTCGCCATCGAAATAGGCGTGTTTTTCCGCCATCATTTTAATCATTTTGTTTAGTTCCATAGTTGTTTTGTTTTTATGTTTTGATTAATATAAACTTGCTATGTACGGGTTATTTCCGTAATCTAATAATACATACTGATCGTCATTTATTCCCCAGTTTTCTGGATTGTAAAAATCACAATTTTCAAAGTTAAATTCGGGTATCATATTTTTAATATGGTAAACTTCTTTTGTAGGTATCTCCGTAATAATATTATATTTCTTTTGGCATACAATACCTAAAATCATCCATTTCAATTCAGCTAAATTCACAACCGTATTATATTTATTCCATATCTTTCTCTCATTATATCCCTGCAAGAAACCTTTTTTATTGATAGGAATTTTAATAACAATAGAAGAAAATATTAATACCAGTCGTGTGGAGTATTTAATACGCATACGCAAATATATTAAATTTATTTAACCAAAAGCATATTTTCCAAAATTCTTTTTTAGTTCATAAAAACAACGCATCATGATAGCATCAGCGAAATCGGGCGACATTCCAAATCGCTTCTTTAAATCTTCTTTGTTAGTAACGCGTAGTTTTCCATCACTATCTATTTTTTCTCTGCGTATCATTTCGAGTTCTTTGATAATCGTGTCTTTGTAAGTCGATTCAAAAGTAATCGCGTTCGTTGTTATCAGTTCACCTAACTTGAAATAACAATCCGCTTTTAAGTTCATGTAATTGTCGCGAACAGCTTTTGATCCATTGAGAAATCCTTTGCACTTCATGAAGTCAACAACTCCACCTCCGATTCCATCTTCATCACATAGCACATTTGACAACCGTACACCATTCGATTCGGACAACTGGCGAATGGTGTCCACTACTTCGTTTATTGGTTTGTGTTTTAATGCGATAAATTTTTCCGCGTGTAGTCCATTCCATAAAACAATTACCGTTCTATCGTCACCCATTCGCGCAATGTCGGCAGTAATAAATTTATCTTGGCTTATTGTCGATGGATTTCTAAAACATCGAAGTAAATCATCGTATTCGTATAACCTATCCTTTGTTTCATCGTAATCCCAATCGCCCTCCAACAACCTTTTGCGGTCAATGATTGGCAGCATTTGCAACGATTCTAAATACACTTTTGAAACGTGGGGGTTATCCGTTGGCAATGCTTGTATAAATCGCCTATCCTTTCTTATTGTGCCATTCCTTTGAGCATCGAAGAACTCATTGTACAACCATCCTTTATGCGGATTGCAAGTCATTAATAACTTCGGTTTGTCATTGATTAATTTATAACGCAATCGAGAGGAAAGGATGTCGATACATTTTTGAGATACCTCTCCAGCTTCATCAACGAAGGCATCCGTTAATTCGATTGAACCAAATCTTTGAAATTCGGGATCACTTGGAAGGTCGGCTAAATCCATTAATATAATTTGGCTACCATTGTAGAATTTAATCACGTGATCTTGTCCATTATATGTCCAATGTTTATCTGGATTCAATCCGTACATCGCACACAATTCGAAGAACGTTGCCATTGTTGATAGGCGCAGTTTTTTAAGTTCAGAACGACCTATTAAACCGCGCGTTCCGGGATATTTCAACCTCCTTTTTATCTGCCAATCACAACCTAAAAAAGATTTTCCACTTGATGCAGCTCCACCGTACAACAACTGCCTGCAATCGTTGTCGATGGATAGTTGTTTAAGTGCTTCTTTTTGTTTATCGTGAAATTGAATTTTCATTTATTTCATTTAAATTATCATTTTCATCTATAATATCTACTTCCCAAGCTTGAGAAAATTCATAATCTACAAACATTTCAGCTAATCCTGATATTTGCGCTAAACGTAATATTTCATCAGCATCCATACCTAATTTTTTTGCTATTTTTTCATCATTCCATCCACGTTTTTTTAAATCAATAACTATTTCACTCATTGCATCTACTTTATGTTTTCCTCTTGCTCTATTATGCCTAATAGTTGAAGCTATTCTATCTGATTTATCTGTTCTATTTTCATTAATAGTTACTACTGGTAAGAATCCGTGAACTCTTTGTTTGACCTCATTAGATTCTTTACCAACTCTATTTCTATGAAAACCATCAACAACAGTTCTATTTACTTTTTCATCATATGTAACAATTGGTTGCGTATATCCATCTTCTAAAATAGATAATTTTAATAATTCCATTTCAGGTGGAGCAACTGAATTTGGATTATAATCATTAGCTTGAACTGATGTATTATGAACCCATAAAACTAAATCAACAGGTTCATTTTTAAATGGTGAATTATTATGAAGTTCTGTTCGAATAATATTCAACCAATTAACTT